TGTTGGGGGTTAGCAGTTTTTATAGCTCCTAAATATGGAGTAAGTGATACTAGGTTAGCTGAGTTAGTTCAAATATCTGCTGCGTTAAAAAATCAATGTGATATATGGTCTAGTGAACAAGAATCTCTTTTCTTACTTCCTTCAGATAGACAAGGAACATATCGTAGGTAATTATTATGGCAATGGAGTCTTTAAGAGTTCCTCTATATGCTTTGCCAAACCAAAGGCAATTTAGTACAACAGAGGATCAGTGGTTTAAAAATTGTTACCCTGAACAAATTGCAAGTGCTAAAGAGACGGATGCACCTATAACATATATAGTTAAACGTCCTGGGTTTTCTGATTCTCAAACTACTGCTACTGCTGCAGGAAGAGGAGTATATGCCTGGACAGAAACAGATTCTATTTATGCTGTTGTTGGAAATAAAATATACAAAGATGGTTCGGCATTAAGTGGTACATTGGATGATGCTACTGGCAGAGTTGATATAACTGAAATTAGAGGTGGTACTCCAAGATTAGTATTTAGAGTAACTGATAAAATATGGACAGTTGAATCAGATGGTACAATGACAAAAATGACTGATTCAGATATACCTACTGGATTATCTTCAGGAATAGTAAATTTAGATGGATTTATATTTGTTTTAAAAGGTTCTACTAATGAAATATTTCACACTGCTGTAAATGATCCATCAGATTGGACTGCAACTCATAAAATTACTGCTTCTTTAGAGCCTGACAAAGGAGTTGCTATAGCTAGGCATTTAAACTATTTAATAGCATTTAATGAGTTTTCTACAGAGTTTTTCTTTAATGCTGGTAATGCGTCAGGATCTGTTCTAGACCCAGTAGAAGGTATTGCTATTCGCTACGGTTGTGCAGAAGGAAAAACTGTCTGGTCAGGAGAAAATACAGTTGTATGGTTGGCTCAAGGTCGTTCTGGTGGTAAGTCTATTATGATGTTTAGTGGTAATGATTTAAAAACATTAAGTACTAAACCAATAGAAAGATTAATTGATGAAGAAGCTAATGGTGGTGGTAATGGTATAAGTGACTGCTATGCATATGGTATGAGAATAGCAGGACATCAATTTTATGTAATTACTCTTAAAAATACAGCTAAAACTTTAGTGTGTGATTTAAGAGATGGAACTTGGCATCAGTGGACTTCTTTTGATGGATCGAGCGAAACTTATTTTACTGGAATAGACTATTGTTCTGACGCGGATAAGCATTTTATTTTAGATGAAGATAATGGAAAAGTGTACAACATGGATCTTGACATTCATCAAGATTCAACAAATGATATAAAAGTAGAAATATTAACTAATAAGTATGACTTTTTAACTACTAGACCTAAATTTTTATCTAGGCTAGGGATTATTGGGGACGTGCAAGCTTCTGCATCTGCACTTACTATAGATTGGTCAGATGATGATTATAATACATATGGTACATCTAGAACTGTAGATATGTCAGACTCGTTTCCAAGGTTAGTATCTTTAGGCAGATTTCATAGAAGAACATTTAGGCTAAAGCACACTGCTAATACAGCTCTTAGATTAGAAGGTCTTGAGTTAGGATTATATTTAGGAAAGTATTCTGAAGGTAATAATTAATGGCATTAGGACCTCCACCATTACATACTCCTATTACTTCTTTTTTGTGGAAAAAATACTTTGAGGAGTTAAGTAGAAGTTTAGGGGGAGGATCCGCAGTAGGTACATATAATGGTTTAAATTTTACTGGTTCTAATATTACGTCTATTTTAACTCGTAATCACAATGACACTCAAAATATATCTGGAGGAGCTAGTGGAGATAGATTTCATTTAACACAGGCACAACATACTGGAGTTATTGCTGGAGGAAATTTTGTAAAGTCAGTAACTAATTCTATAACTGCTGGAGCTACTCAAACTCAAGCTGGAGCAACAGCTTTAACAAAAGATATAAATAGAGTAACAACAGTAGGAGCTGACAACGACGGAGTTAAGTTACCAACAGCTGCTGCTGGATTAGAAATTTTAATTATAAATGATGACACAGGCCAAGACATACAGATATGGCCTAACACAGATGACGCTATAGATGGCGGTTCAGCAAATGCGGTAGACTCCAACGCACTTGGTGAAGGAGCTTCAAGAAGATATATTGCTGTAGACGCAACTAATTGGTACACAGCATAGGAGAAATGTAAACAATTAGAGGAGAATAGATATGGACTTATGGGTAAAAGAATTACTCCGTAAGAAACTAGACTTAGAAAAGTTTCAAAGACCACAAATTAAAATAGACCAAGCAATAGAAATATTAGAACAAAGCCAAAAATCTGGTGATGTAGTTGTAATAGCAAGACAGAATAGTTTTTATAGTGCGTTATGAAAGTCCTTGGACTGCTGAATTAGATTTAGTAGCAGACACTAAGGGAAGTAAAAAGTTATATGTAGAATGTAAAAAAATTAATGATTGGTTTTGGAAAAATTATTCACATGTACACAAATTACAAATGCAAACAACAAATAAAAAATTAGGTGTATTTGCTGAAAAAATGGGTTGGACTAAAGAAGGAATAAAAAAAGAATCATACATAGATTTTAATACTATGAAATACAGGGATGAACATATATTCGGGTTAATAAACCCAAATCATTAAAGAGGAATAAATAATGGGTAAGGTAATTAAAGCAGTAGCACCTATAGCGTTGCCAATACTAGCACCTATAGCATTACCAATGATGCCTGCGCTAGCTGCAACTATGGTTGGTGGAGCAGTAGGTGGGGCTATTTCAGGTGGTGGCTTAAAAGGAGCATTACTCGGAGGAGTAACTGCTGGAGTAGCACATGGCATAGCTAGTGGTGGATTTTCTAACGCATTTAAAGCTGGTGGAGCTTTTGGACCTGCTGTAGCGGGTGCTGGACCTACAACAACTGGCGCACAATTTATGGCTGGTAGAGGATTTACTGGAGTTAGTCACTTATCTAATATAGGCACTGGAATGGCTACGGGAGCTAAGGCAACAATACCTCACGCTTCCATGTTTGGTCAAAACGTTGCTAGAACTTATGGTCAAGCAGCGGTAGGACTTCCTGCTGGTGGTAAAGCATTAAATTTAGGCAGAGATGCAATGTTTGCTAGAACCCAACAAATGCAAGCAAATTTATCAGCTGCTTCTGGAATAGGTGCTCCTACAACAAGTAAACCATCTATGTCCTTAGGTCAGACAGAAGGAAGTAGTAAGATACTTGGTTTTGACAAAGATAAACTTGAAGAAATGGTTGGAGCTGGTTTTTCAGCATATGAAGGGGATCTTAGGCAATCACAGATAGATGCTTTAGATAAAAGCTTAGGACAATATCAAAGTCAATTTGCAGATCACTACGCTAAACATGCTAAAACAGAACTTGCAAAATTAGACCGAGGAGAATTACCTGATACCTATACTGC